ACTGTTTTCTTTTTACCACCTGGTTTTACTTTACCACTACATACTGATGATGCATACATATTAGCATATGCTGATGGATATACATCAAACTTTCTTTTAGCTGCTGCTTTTCCTTTTGCACATAGTTTTGCCAATTAACATTTCCATCTTTTTCTAGCTTGTCTTAATCTTGAGTTAGGGTTCTTAGCTGCTTTAGGAAACTTCTTCATTTGTCCTGCAGATCTAGCACAATAACTTTTTCTTCTTTTAGCATCTTTACTTCCTGGTTTAGGTGATCCTGTTACAGCAGTCTTTAATTTACTACCAGGATTTTGTCTTCTATATTTAGCTACACCTGCTGCAGTAAGTCCAGCACCTTTTTTAGTAGGTCTCTTTTGCCCACCACCAATAGTCATACCTTTCATATTACTTTTTTTACGTACAGCCATTAGTCTTTATTTTTTTTCTTTTATTAAAAATCCTGCAGCACCTGATATACCACAACCAATCATGATAATACTTTGCCATAGATCACTTGGTATCATAATACCACACATAGCTAATACTGCTGCAATAGCAGAGTAAGATGAGGGTTCTTTAAATCTTGAGAGTAATCCTTTTAATTTAATACGCATTTTTAACTTTACCTCCATACATTCTTTGTACCATCATTTGACCTGAGTTATCTACTTTGTACATTTTACCACCCATGTTTTTTTTAATAACTTTACCACCCATGTTTTTTTTAATAGTTTTACCACCCATAGATCTTTTAGTCATTTTGTTTCCATACATCATTTTTTCTTCCTTTTTAAATTTTTTATAAACATCTGGCTCATTAATAGCTAGATAAGTTTTTTGTTTAGTAGATTTAAAAGGCACTACTTATAGCCTTTACCATAACCACGTAAGGCTTTGCCAACTCCTATAGCTCCACCATGTTTTCTTTTAATAACTCCTCTACCTATAAGAATATCTTTCTGTGTAATTTTACCATCACCTGAAAGATCTTTCATAGTTCCACCTTTTTTCTTTCTTACAACACCACCAGCTTTTCTGCTAGAAGCTCCTTTAGAAAGCATCTCCATTATTTCTGATTTACTAAGTTTTCTTCCTAGTTTATTATAAAGAATATCCATAATATTTTCAGGTATCTCTGCATAGTTACCTATGTCTCTCACTTCACCTGCTTTAGTTTTCCCTATTAATCCTTGTATAACTCTTCTAGCAAAACCTTCATCACCCATCTCTGCTCTTGATGGTGGTATATGTTTAGATTTTAATTTACCTGATGCATCTCTTTTACCACCAGCAGTACTCTTACCAGAATCAGCAGCTGCATCTGCTTTCTGTTCTCTCATAATTTTTTTAATTTCTTTCTTATCTTTTTTACTATAGGTAATTCTTTCTTTAGCTTTTTGTGGAAAGACTGCAGCTTTACCTTTTACTTCTACTTTAGGTTTTCTACCACGCTTAGATTTACGACCACGTTTAACTAATCCTTTTAATACTTTAGCTGCTACTGATACTGCCATTTACTTAACCTTTCTTATAACCTTTACCAAAACCACGAAGAGCAGCTCCTACTCCTATAGCTCCACCAGTCTTACGAGATACAATATTAGAGTATACTTTACCTCCTACAGCTTTCTTAACTACAGGTTTTATATAAGATACTCTATCTTCTGTAGCTTTATTTCCTCTACGTTTCATACCTGCCATACTAGCTCTCATTAATGTTAACTCTTCTTTTTGTTTTGGAGTTAATTTACCTGCTTCTTCTAACTCTTCTAATTTTAATATCTTCTTCTTTCTGACTGACATAAATTCAGCTTTACGCATAGTAGATCCTGATTCTAATAGACTTCTATCTCTAGCATTCTTTACTCCTATACTTTGAGACCCATCAGGTAATTGTTTTTTTCTATTACTCATTTTTCTAGTTAAAAAATCATCATCTTTAGATGTAGTCCTAGCTGCAGCCTGTTCAGCTTCAAGTCTTTTAATAGACTTATCTAACATCTTGTCTTTATATTTTAATTTTGTTACTGGTAATTTTTTTTTAATTGCATTTTTTATTAAACCTTCAGTTGTTTTTTTTCTAGCTGCTAATTTTATAAGTTTAGCTACTATTGTTAATCCAGCCATTTACTTAACTCCTATATTAGGAGAGTTTGTAACACCCCCTATAGTAAACGATTCACCTTGAGGATATACTGAATCCACTATGGCTTCTATTTTACCTTGTACTGCAGGACCTTTACGAGCTGCACCATAACCTTGTCCTGTAGGTTTCCCTGTTAGTTTATCAGAAGATACCAAGTTTAAACTTCCTATAGTTCTTGCTTCTGATCCAGCTATAAATTCTTTAGTCATTTCTTTCTCCCTTTAGATTTTTTCTTTTTTTTCTTTTTAATATTTGGTTTCATTATTTCTTGTCTTATATTAGATCTTCCTATTGCCACTAATTAGCTCCTTGTATAACTGGATTAGGTCCACCATCAGGACTAAACGCTGACTGCATATCGTCTTGTCTAGTACGTCTTGCTTGATTACGTAAAGCATCTATTGAATTTTTATAAGTAGCTTCCCATGTTTGAACTACTTGAAAATCTTTTATAAAATAATTAGCTTCTATCATACAGGCATTAAATAAAGCATTATAACAATTCTCACTAAAGTAATTAGAAGTTGTTGCACTTGTTCCTGTTGCACTTGATAAAGCTAATGGTTGTTTTGTATATTGAACTTCACCTGGTAATGTAGAAGTAGGTGTAGGTACTATGTAGATTTGTGTATTTGTTTTACGAGAATAGTAACGTGGAGTTCCTACAGATGTAGGTTTGTTCCAGTAGTCTATTGCATATTCATATGTTCTTTGTAGTAAAGGAGTAATACCTTGTACTTCTCCATAGATACTAGCACTTGTTGTAAAGTTTACATTACGTACAACTAATGCACCATCAGGTAAACTTACTACTGGATTTCCTGCTGTAAAAGTAATAGATGTATAACTATCTAAAGCTACATCATCTAACTCTTTCATTATACGACTCTCAGCTTTTTCTATAAAAAAAGGGATTTGAGTAGCAAATTCATTAGAGTCATTCTCTATTGTATTTACAATGTCATCTTTTAAATAAGAATAGTTAGGCATATGTTTATCCTAATATTAAAGTTATACTTGCTGTATTACCTGGCATTGCAACACTTACATCACCTTGACATTTAAGTCCTAGTTCTCCCATATAAATATCTGCTGCAGTACTTGCACCAACATCAAATTTCATTCTACTTCCATTAGCATCTCCTATATCAAATGTACCAGCAACTGTTACTGCAGTAGCATGAATAGCTACAATACGATTTACCATGGATGCTGCAAGAGAACCTGGATTAGCTGTTACAGTAGCTGCTGCTATAATAATACCAGAGTCTTTTTTATAAGCTGTTGTAATATTTGTAGACATATTTTTTCCTTAGATTATAAAGAGGAGAATATTTCTACTCTCCTCAATATATTTAGTAATTAGGCTCCTTGATTTCCAAACCAACCACGCCAGTCAGAAACACCAAAAGAATATCTTTCACGTGCTTTGAAACGTAGGTTGCCAGTATCGAAATCTGGTTCCATTTTAGTTTGTAAAGGTGTTCTATTAAACATCTTAGTACCATTAGGTACATTTGTTTTAATAAACCATGCGTTTACATCTGTAAATCTTCTATTCACATAGAAGCCATCAGGTATAATACCTAAGTGTCTAACAGCATTAATGTCATTATTAGCAGTACCAGTTGATCCTGGAGTGTTTAATAATGTATCTGCTGTAAATAACAAGTCAGTAGGTATGTGTAATGATTCTGCTGCTGCACCAACTAGAATGCCACGATCATCTGTGATTTTTTGAATCTGAATGATTGCTGCTTCTATTGTTGCTTCAGCTATTGCTGCTGCAGTAGTAATATTCGTTACAGTACCTGTACCTGTTACTGGATGTGCTGCACTAAACATTGGTACACCATCACCCTGATTTGTTGCAAATCCAAAGTTATACAAGTCAGCAGCTTTTTGCTGTTTTGTATTAGCCATAGATCTTGCTAATCCTTTTGCTCTTAGTTTTGCAAAAGTGTCGTATAGATTATCTTCCATAGCTTCTTCAGTTACTGCGAATGCTAATGCAACAGTTTCAGC